CGACCGACTTCACACTCATGACCTCGCCCGGGTCGAAATAGGCCCGGCGCTCAAGCTCCTGGATCACCTTCTCGGCCTTGCTGTCGGCCGAGGCGATGCGCTTCTCGACGCGCTCCGTCAGCCAGTTGCGAACCTTGACACGAGTTAACAGGCGCGAGGCCTGCTGGGCGGCCGTCTTGGGGCTGTAGCCGGCGGCGATTGCGGCCTGCGTCGCGTTGAACCCGAATTTGGGGTCCAGATAGTTGATGCAGAACTGCAGCTCCTGCTCGGAGAGCTCGGTCTCGCTGCCTTTGCGGGCCAAGTCCCTAGCCTCCGTATTCGAATATTTCGACCCAGCCCGCTCCGCCGACGCCGCCGATATTGCCAGTCGCGCCGCCCTGGCTCGCGGCCCCCGCTCCTCCTCCGCCCCGGACGCCATCAAGCCCGGCCGCGGTCGCGCCTCGCGGCCGGCCGGCGCCTTCGCCGCCGCCGCCGCCTGGCATGGCAAACGAGCCTGTTGTGTAACCGATAGCAAGTCCGCCAGGCGCGCCTGCAATCGCGAAATCCGCGTTCGACCCGCCATTGCCGCCATTGCCGCCAGCAGACATGCCGGTCGCACTTGCGCCGGTTCCGCCCGCTCCGCCTGCCGCGGTCAGCAGCGTCCCGACCGAAGTTGCGCCGCCGTTGCCCCCGTTTCCGCCGGCGTTTGAACCTGCCGCTCCCGCCGCCCCCGCAGTGACAGCCTGGCTCGCGCCAACCTGAGCGCGCGTAACGAGACGCTCGGCATACTCTCCCTGTCCGCCGCCGCCGGCTGCGAGATAGCCGGCAGCGCCGCTGACGCCGCCGCCGCCGCCGCCGCCGCCTCGCATTCGGATCACGGCGCGCTTCATGCCGGCAGAAGGTGTGTACGTGCCGTCGGCTGTGAATACACGAACCGCTATTAGACCGTTCGGGCGAAAGCGCATCGGCTACCCTTTCACGATCACGATGGTGAAGCTGCGCTCCGCGCCTTGGTTCACTGCCGCGCCTGTCAGCCCCGAGCGCAGCTTGATCTGTTCGATACCGCCCCACTCTGTCGGGTCCATGATGTCGAGCTTGCCAACCATCGCCGCCATGTCGCTCGACGAGATCGAACGTTCTGCTGATCCGTCAAAAACGTCGCTGAAAATCACCCCGTCCGGAGAGCCTTGGAAGCTCAGCGCGGCAGTTGTCCAGTCTGCCGGCATGACGATTGCCGCAAGCCGACCGCCGGCGAGATCGACGGCCGCCGACAGCGAGTCGCCGTTAGCGATCGTCCCGGTGGTAACGGAGATACGATCATTGCTCGCCGCCTCGCCGTTCTCGGGCGGGGTGCCGCCAAGCAGCGCAACGATCTGGCGCAGCAGGTTGTCGCTGGTGACCGACATCAGGCCCTCCGCTGATCACATTTTGAAATTGAGGCATGCATTTCACGAAAAAGCGGTGGCGCCCTCTTGCGCCGATGCCCATTCTCGTTCTCGCGCCTGCTTCGGCAGCGTTGATGTTTGACAATTCAGGCCGCCCGGCATCCCTCGAAAAGACTGCCGGGCGGCCCTAGCCGAGAACGGAGCTCTCGACATGGAATCCCCTACCACAGCCCGCACGCGGTTTGCAGCCGACAGCCTGGTGAAGATCGAGATCGCCTTCGGGGCGCTGTCCTTCTGGGACGACGCCATCACCAAGGGCACGATCTATCACTTCGCGATCGCCGGCCTGCTCACCTGGGCCTTTGCCTGCGTCTCGCTTCTGGCCTCGTCCGTCGTCCACCGCTACGCGGAGGCCGAAGGACATCGTCTCACCCGCCAGCTCGTCGCCTTCTCCGGCGCCGTCCTGGTGCTGATCTCCGGCGGTCTCACCTTCCACGGCCTGCAATGGGCCGACGAGAAGGTCGGGCTCGCGCCGGTGGAGATGCTGGCGCTTTCCGCCTTCCTGCTCTCCGCGCTCAACGTGATCCTTCTCTACGCCTTCGTGCGTGAGATCGACCAGCGTCGGGCGGCGCCCGCGCCCCAGCGCTCGCTGGATGCAACGGTGTTCGGATCGAACAAGCCCGCGGCCGAGGTCCTGCCTGCGCCGCGCACGATGAACGATCCGCAGCTCGCCTCGATCGTCTCCCAGATCGAGGACGCCGCCCGCAAGCGGCGCCAGCAACTCAACTAGACCAGCGAACCCCCGCCATCACCGGCGGGGGTTTTGTTTTGTGTTCAGTAGCCTACGCCGCCATGGACTTTAAGCGGCTGCTGCAGCTTTGCCGGTGCGTCGTCGCGGGACTCGATGACGCCGAGAATGTCGTCCTGGTGGACGAAGGTCAGGAGCTCGCCCTCGTGCTGGATCTCGGAGCGGGCGCCGGCCATGAAATGCAGCAGCACGCGGTCGCCTTCCTTGACCAGCGGACCGGCGCGTGAGCCGTCGGTCAGGCGCTTGCCGCCGCCGGCGGACACCACGACGGCCTCATGCGTCGGCTGCTTCGCGTCCTCGCCGTCCGGCAGGAGAAACACGCCGCCGGCGGTGCGTGTGATCGGCTCGACGCGCTTCACCAGCGCGCGCTCGCCAAAGGCGCGGACAGCTTCCGACATGCGATCTCCCGGTGTGTGGTGAGGCCTGCGCGCCCTGCATCCTGGGCGCCCGTCATCGGGGCGCGGAGGAAACGCCAGGCCTCTGCCCTAAACGGCAAAGGCCGCGAGACTTGGGGTCTCGCGGCCTTCGGCGGGCCCGTTCAGCGCGGCGGCCGCTCGCCGGATTCGCAGATCCGTTCAGGTGGACCTGGTCGCTTCGGCTCTATCGGGGACACCTGCCGGCGGCCTGTGCCCTCAAGGACTGGCGGCCGCCGGCAGGCTGTCATCGCGCCAGCTGCGCGCGACGCGGTGACACTTGAAGGATTTCTGATTGCGTTGCACTTGGCGCGGCCAGCCGGTTCTACCGGCCCCACGCCTTTGGATCGCCTGCGCCTCGGCTAACGGCCCCCGAGCCCTCGGGAAAGACCGGCTGGCGCAGATCAGCGGTCGTCCGGGGGCGAGGTCGCCGCTGCTTCGGCTTTCTTGTCAACCGGCACAACCTGCGAACGGATTGCCGCACGATAGGGGATCGTCATCTCCATCGTGGAGCCGAACATCTGCAACAAGACCTTGGCCTGGCTTGCGTTTATCACCTCGACGCAGCGCGCCGGCACGCTGTCGAATGCGCCCGCGGTCACCAGCACATCGTCGCCCGGCGCGTAAAACCAGCGCTCGGCCTCGAGATCCGGCACGTCGAGGCGCGAGAGGTCCATGCGCGCCTCCCAGCCATCGCCCTCGCGCATTGGCAGCACCTGGCCTTCGCGCATGCCGATAACTTTCCGGACGTGGTGACGCGCCAGCACAGCCTGCCAATCCTCGCGACTGGGCGGCTGCGCGAATCCGACAAACACGTAGCCAGCAAGGATCGGCAGCGAGATCTTGCGCGAACCCTTCGCCCGCCGGTGGCGACGCACGGTGCGTTGCTCCATCGGAACTCGCACCTCCGCCGCGACAGGCTGCAGCGAGAGTGCGGCCAGGCGCTCTTTCAGCGGCGGGGTCGTCACGGCGAACCAGCACAGGCTCATGCACCAACCCTTTTCTGAGCCAGACGGTTTTCGAGATCCGCAATCTCCTCGCGGATCGCGCGCGCTGCGAGATTGGGCAGCATGCCTGCGTAGTCGCCGCTCACGATTTCCTTGCCCTCAGCCGCTGTTGCGAGGTGGCGCCGGAGGGCGATCAGCTTTTTCTCGAGCCTTAGCGTTTCGGCGTCCTCAGGCGGAGGCTGGGAGGGGCGATCGTTCGCATAGTCGGGATCGGCGCGGCGATGCACGCTGTCGCGCGCCCGCGTATTTATAGTTCTAGTATTTAGGTTCATGTCGGCCCGGCCGACACTTTGGGACCCCGATTCCGACACTTTAAGTGTCGGTGTGGCCGACACTTTGCGCGACTTATTCACACCCCGGCGCGCCGCCTTGAGGTACTGCTCGGCGAGCTCGTCGCCGTCGATCGTGGCGTCGTCCAAAGTGTCGGAATTCCGACACTTCCCCGGAATGGCGTCGGGCAGCGCCTGCACGCGCGCGATCGCGATCCGGTAGAGGTAGGTGAACCCTTCTGCGCCGGGCCTGCGGCCGCCCTCGAACTTCGAGTCGTCGAGCACCAGCAGGCCGTCGTCGAGCAGCGACTGTGTCGCCGCGATCACCGAGGAGCGATGGATCTCCTGCTCGGCCGCGATCGTCTTCTTCGCCACGAACACGCCCGAGCCGTCGTGCGCGGCAACGTCGGCATAGGCGAGCAGGACGATCTTGCGGATCACCGCCGAGCACGACTTGCCCTCCGGGTTGATCGTCTTGCCGATCACCTTCGACTTGACCAGGTTGTGGACGCGCCAGCTCAAGAGGTTTCGTCCTCTGGCACGATAAACGGCTCAAGCGCTGTCGCCAGCGTGTCGCCCATCTTCTTCAGCCTCAGCGCGAGTTGCGTCGCGCCATCCCACCTTCCATCAATGCCGGCCTTGTCGAGCGCCCCGCATAATCTGCCGAGCCGCGCGAACCCATCCTGATCGGCGTAGTCGGGCACCTTCCGTCCAAACGCCGCCTCAAACGCGGCCAGGTTCTTTTCGCGCGCCTCGAGACGCTGCATGCGTCGATCGACGCCAGCTGCGATCTCGTCACGGATCGAATTTCTGGCTTTCTCTAGCGCCTCCGACTCGGCCGCCCGCGCGTCGCGTATGCCTCGCTCCATGAGCCCGCGCATCATTCCGTCAGCTCGCCGCAGGAGGGCTGCGAGAAAGACGCGGCCTACAGGGTCCGGGTCCTTTCGTTTTTCAGCCTCGCGAAGCGTCTTCCACTTCGCGCCGTCAAACTCGCGGACGCCCCACGCGGGCGGCACCTCCGACAGATCCTGGATGATGCCCGGAGATGTATGCACCCACCAGCGATCGCAATATCGCCCGATGGCCTCTGCCTTGCGTGGATCCATCGCCTCGCGACGCCAATCGCTCCGGCTTACCTTAATCTCAACACCATGCAGCTCGAGTCCTCGCGACGGCCAAAGGCTCATCATCACCGCATCGGCATATCGACCGCCGCCGCCGGTTGCCTCGCCAACTTCCCACATGATCGCCCACTCGGGCGGCGCAAACCGGCTCGACATGCCGACGCAGATATCGTTGGAGGTCAGCTTTACGGGCTTTGGTTTTGAGGCCACGCCCATCAGCCATCGCACTCCGCCGTGCGCTCATAAGGCAGCGCCTTGTGATGGACGTCACCCTCGGCGATGCAGCCCGCCTCAGGTTCGCGCGCGGCGACCATGTCGTCGCCGATCAGCCCCTGCCCGCCTTCCAGCGCCAGCCTGCGCCCGAAGTCGCGCGCGCTCTCGACCAGTATCCGGCTCATGTTAGCCCCCTGCTCTGACGAATGATGCTTGCGAGGCTGCACAACTGCAGCCCTGCAGCCTTGCGGACCTCGATCGGCGTCGCGGTGAGATCCTTCCACACGCCGCCGAGCTGGATGAAGGCCGCGAGCAAGCGTCGCGGCGACATGTTCGGCATGGTCACGACGAGGCTCGAGGCCTCGATCAGCCAGTGCTCGAAATTGCGCCTCGCGGGCACGCAGATCCCGCCGTCGTCCTCGATCGCGTCGTCGAAGGACCGCAGGAGATCGCGGATCACGTCGTCCTCGTGCATGACCTGGTCGATACGGGCCTGCGCCTCGAGGGCCGCGAGGCCGAATTGCGGGCGGGTCATGAGCGCCTCCGTTTTTGTGTTGCGGGTGGCGGGGCGTCGAAATTGCCCTCGTGGATCTTGCCGCCGGACCAGCGGCGCAGACGCTCGGCCGGTCCGTCTTCGCCGTCCTTGCCGCGCTTGGGGCGGCGCTGGCCGAGGCAGTAGCGTCCCGCGGCCTGCTCGCTCACGCCGAGCACTTCGCCGAGCTCGCGTTGCGTGACCTTGCGCCTGCGGCGCTCAAACTCGAGCAGCGTTTCCGGGGGATTTTCTGCGCGAGTTGCCCTTGCGTTCTCCATTCGCTCACCATATTGGTTAGTCGCTAACCGTTTCGGTGAGTGCTGAAGTGATTTGCGTCGACCTGCAAGACCCCGTTCCGGGTAGCATTCCACCGATCCTGCGCTGGCTCGGTCCCGCCGAAACGGCGACTCTCGCCGTCATGCCTGCCTCACGTCCCGCCCCCAGGTCCGACAATGGACCGAACAGCATCTGTGCGCGCATCCGCGAGGAGCGCGAGCGTCGCAACCTGACGCAGCAGGAGCTGGCGGAGATGATCGGCGTCACGGAGCAATCCGTGTCGCGCTATGAACGTGAGCGGCCGCCCAAAATCGCAACGCTGCAGAAAATCGCCCAAGCCATGGGCATGAACGTGCAGGATTTCATGCCTGACGCTCGGATAACCGACCCCGAGCTTGCCTGGCTGGTTGAATGGTTTAAGTCGTCCTCGCGCATGGACCGCCGCATGGTGGTTCAGCTGGCCCGCAGCCTGGATGAAGCCCGCGCCGGCGACGAGATCGACCCGGCGCAGGCACAAAAGCCGCTGATCCGGAAGCGCTAGTAGCGCATTCCCCCACCCTCCGAATTCGATTGGTTAAGGAACTCGCGCCGCGCGTGGGATTACCCTCTCGCGCGTGGGGCTAACCGAATTGGTTGCCACCGTTATTGACGGGTTCCCACCAAATCGGTTAGCCGTCTCAACCGTCGGGTGATTTGCCACCCGGCCGGCGTCGGGGGATCCGCCGCTGCAACATGACGGCCGGCGCTGTTCCCACACTCGCACGTAGGAAAGGTTACGCTCCGGCCGTCCCCGTTGGGGATCCACGATGGCCCGCTCTGCAGCAGCGCTGAAACCCGCCCTTGTCGCTGACGCCAATATCCCGATCGCCCCGCTCACCAGCTTTGCGATCGCGCCCGAGAACCCCCGCACGATCCGCCCTCAGGACACGATCGACGCGCTGGCGGCCAACCTCGCCGCCAACGGCGTGCTCACGGCGGTGATCTGCTACGAGGAGAAGGGCAAGCTCTGGATCACCTGCGGCGGCACGCGCTACCTGGCCGCAAAGCAGCAGAAGCTCGCCGGCCTGCCCTATGATCGCCGCGACAAGGCGAAGGCGATCGAGGCGGGCCTCGCTGAGCAGGTCGGGCACGCGCCGCTCCACCCGGCCGACGAGGCGGTCGCATTCGCCGCCGAGCTCGATCGACGTGTCGGCAAGATGCGCTCGCACGCCGCGACCGAATGGCAGGAGGACCGCGCCGCCGGCATTCGCGACATAGCCAACCGCGTCGGCCGCACGCCGCGGTTTGTCGAGCAGCGCCTCGCCCTGGCGACCCTGCATCCGCCTATCCTGCAGGCGCTGCGCGAGAACAGGATAACGGTTCACCAGGCCGAGGCCTGGGCGAACGCCGACGTTGAGCGGCAGGAGGAGATCTGGCGCAGGGACGGGAAACGCGCGCACGAGCTCGACGCGCGCACCGTCAAGCACCTGATCGACAAGGCGGACCTGGCCGACACCGACAGGCTGGCGCGCTATGTCGGCGAGGAGGCCTACAAGGCCGCCGGCGGCGCCGTCCGGCAGGACCTGTTCTCGATCGAGACAGGCCCGACCTATGGCCGCAAGCAGCCCACGGGCCACCTCGACCGCAAGCTGGTGCAGAAGCTCGCGCGCGAGAAGCTGGCGAAGGCCAGGGCCAAGCTCGAGGCCGAAGGCTGGGGCGAAGTCGTCGCGACGCTCGCGGTCTCACATGCCGGCTATGGCCCGAAGGGGAAACCCACGACCAAGGCCGGGCGCGCCAAGTATCGCGCCGAGGTGTCGATCGACCACAACGGCAAGGTGTCGATCGTGCGCGGACTGCGCCTCAAGAAATCCTCCGCGGCCGATGCGGATGACGACGGCCCGAGCGAGGCGGACGTCAGGAACACCGCCGAGGCGATCGCCAAACGCGATGAAGTCAACCGGACCTGCGAGGTTGCCGAACAGATCGTTGGGCGCTCGCTGCGCAACCTGCCCGCCGTCGCGCTTGCCGGCCTGCTCGCTGCGCTGACGCGGGTGCTAATCTTGCGGACCTATGGCGAGAATCTGCTCAATTTCGACGCCTGGGCGAAGCGGCGTCAGCTCTACGGTCTCGCCAGCGACGATGCGTCGGGCAAATGGACCGACGACATGTTCGAGCTGATGGAGGCGCACGAGAAGGACCTCGAGCGGTTCATCGCGCTCGAAATGTCCGACAAGTCCCGCGGCGACCTGCTCGCGCTGCTGGTCACGATGCTGATCAGCCTGGACGATGCTGCGAAGCCGGTTCCGGGTTCCAGTGCAGAGCAGCTGGCGACGCTGGGCGAGCTCGCCGGCGTCGATCTCAACGCGCACCTGACCGACCACTCGGCCGACAAGGTCGATCTCCCCCTCCTGCGCCAGCTGGTCGGCCTAGAGAAGCCGCCGGCGCCTGCAAAAAAAACCACCAAGCCGCGGGCGAAGAAATGACCCGCAACGCAGAGGAGGACGCCAACCTAATAGCCCTGCTTCGTTGCGCGCTGCGCGGGGTCGAGCAAGACATCGAGGGTGCCGAGACTCGCGCCTTTTACGTCGGCGACGACGGTCTTCTGGACCATTTATACGCCGAGCGCGACGCCTACGCTGCCGACCTGCGGCGGCTGGGTGATCTGCCATGATCAAGCAACACTCCTCCGGGCCTGTCCCCCCAACCCAGGGCCCGCTGGGAGGCCGCCGGCAGAATGAGCTGCCGGCGGCCGACCCCCACGACTCCACCAACGAATTCCTCTGGACGATCTGCGGCTCGTTCGCGATCGGCGCCGGCCTCGCCGGCCTGATCGTGTGGTTCAGCTGGGATCCGTTCGTCTGGCTGCTCACGAGGCTGTTCACGTCATGACCTGCCCTGTCGATCCCTTCTGGCCCGTCATCGCGTCGCTGTTTATCGCGCTGTCGGCCCTCCTGACCTTCACGCTGTTCCTGCTGCATCGGCCGCGCTCCGCGCCGCCTGCGCATCTGGATCCCGACGAGCCGCCGCTCGATCGACATGTCCGCCCCGCCGGGCGTCGCGATGTGGGGCCCTGAGCATGTCCGACCTATTCCCCAACGCCCCGCGCGTCGTGTCGATCGAGATCCAGATCGACGAGGCCGAGCGCGAGATCGGCATGCGCGAGCAGGTCTATCTGCGCCGCGTTGAGGCCGGCGCCATGTCGCGCGAGGACGCCGATCGCAAGATCGAGCGCATGAAGGCGATACGCGACACGCTGATCAAGGTCCGCGATCGCGGGCTCGGGCCTGTCTCGCCACCAACCGAAGAACACGGACCGGAGGAGCTCTGATGGCCGCGCTAATCCGTCCGTCCGTGACCGACGACATGCACACGCTAGAGCGAGCTCTCGGTCGGCGCATCGCGGTTTGCGGCGCATGGCATCCGTTCCGCCTGGATCCTCGCGACTGGCTAGCCGAGCCGGTGGTTTCCTACTCCGCCGATCGCGCATGGATTGTCGCTGTCCACGCAAGAGAGCAGCGCTGCGGAACCTTAACGCGCCTGGTCGCCACGATCGAGCGCAGCGGCCGTCGGCCGATCATATGCGGCCCGATCACGCATGCCATGCGCTGCTGGCTCGACCGCTACGGATGGACCGAGCAGGCGGGCGAGGACGGCCGCCGCGAGTGGGTGTCTGCATGAACGTCGTCGACCTCCGCACCGGCAAACCGCGCTGCGCCTGCTGCGGCGGCGCGGGCCGCGTGCTGTCGGCCGAGGGCGAGCGCCGCCCCTGCACGCGCTGCCAGCCGTTCGAGATCTGCGAGGCCTGGTTCGCGTCCCGCCGGCCTCCGCCCACGCCACCCCAGGAGCAAAGCGCATGACCCGCTCGACCTCCCCCCGCCTGGTGCCGCTCGCTGTCGCTGAGAGAGTCCTCGGCGGGCGGCACCCCATTTTGCTGGGGATAGGTGAGGCGCTCGAGGGCCTCTACGACCTGAAAGCGATCCACGCCGCACTTGACCGCAAGGCCGGCCTGACTGTCGAAATGTCGGTCGACGCTCAGGGCCCTGCAAATGACACCATCGACGCCGACGAGCTCGCGCAGCTCGCGAAGAGGATCAAGACTCGTGCTGCCAGGCGCTCATAGGACCACGCGCGCCAAGGCCGGCGCGTTTCACATCTACTGGCGCTCGAGCCGCGCGGCCGGCGCGACGACGTTCTGGAACTGCAGCGCGGCCACGCAGGCCGAGGCCGAGGCGATCGAGGAGGACTCGAAACACGAGATCGCCGAGCGCTATGGCCTGCTCGCCCACCCGCGGCCGGCGTCGGGGTTCATGGCGCGCCTGGTCGCCGACTTCAAAGCCTCGCAGGAGTGGGCCAACCTCGCCCCGCGCACGCAGAAGGAATGGAAGCGCCACCTCGACGCAATCCGCGACGTGTTTGGCACGACCTCGCTCGCCGGCATGGAGCGCCGCGGGACGCGCAAGCTCATCAAGGAATGGCATCAGACCATGGCGGCGACGCCGCGCACGGCCAACGCCGCCCTCTCCGTCCTGGTCCGCCTGCTGAACTACGGCGTCGACCAGGAGGATCTCACGCGCAACCCGGCGCTTAACATATCCCGGCTCGACGAGGGCGCGAGCCGCTCCGCGATCGTGTGGAGCGAGAAGGAATTCGAGGCGCTGCTCGACGTGCGCCATAGCGGCCGCACTGGCCGCGCGAACCAGCGCGCCGGCGAGCTCATGCTCGGGCCCGCCCGCCGCAACGCGCTGCGCCTTGCCTGGCTCACGGGCCTGCGCCGCGAGGATCTCATTCGCCTGCGCTGGGGCGAGGTCGACTTCGACGCCGGCATGATCCGCCGGCCGACGCTCAAGTCTCGCGGCCGCCAGACTGCGCGCATCACGTTCGACGCAACGCTGCGCGCGCTGCTGCGCGACATGAAGCCCGCCGGCGACGCCGAGGTGAGCTCGCTAACGGTCGTGACCACAGAGAGCGGCAAGCCCTACAAGACGCCCGATGCGTTCTCGAGCGCCGTGCGCACCGCATTCGACACCGCCGCGATCGCCGCGCCCGACGGCCGCCGCAAGCACCTGCACGACATGCGCGGGACGCGCGCCACGATCATGTTCGCCAATGGCGCCACCGACACCGAGGCCGAGCTATGGTTCGGCTGGGCGCCCGGCCAGGGCGCGGACATGCGCAAGATCTACGGCGACCCCGAGACGATCGCGGTCGCGTTGGGCAAGCTCAGGAGCGTGGGATGACGGCGACCTGGGTGTTGTCCTCTTCGTCGGACCCTGTCGCCCTTGCAGTGGTTGATGGCACGGGGAGATTTGCGGCGCACGGCCCTCATTATTCTCGCCGCACCCCGGGCAGCAGGACATTCACCGGCGTTGGGGCGGAGGTTGTCCTTGTCACGTCAGACGGGTGCGCTGTTTGGGCCGTCGTATATCAGAAAACGCCGACCGCAGTGGGATCTGGACGCAGCCGCGGACGGGGCGGCCAAACCGACCAAGCGGCGAAATATTTCTGGCGGAATATGTTGTTCCGCAACTTGGGTCCTGATCTTTCGAGCGAACTGATCGCGTCGGCCCTGCAAATGACCTATGCCGTCTGGGCGGAAAAATACGGACGCCTTCCGGCGGTGCCCCTCCGCACCGAAGTCGACATTGGCGCCATTAGGAGCACCAACCCCGGCTACTGTTACAAGGTCGCCGGATGGACGCCCGTTAAGCGGACTCGGGGGAAAATCTATCTCATAGCCCCGCCGCCGGAACCCCTCGGGAACCGTCCTGTACGACCAGTGTAAGACCGCTTGCCACCCCTAAGGAGAAACGCTAATGCGCTCAACGGATTGCGGGTATAGCACAATGGTAGTGCAGCAGCCTTCCAAGCTGCCTACTCTGCTGCAAAATCAAACACATCGCTGTACGACCGGCCTCCGAAAAAGGACCGGAATCCAACGCCTCGCGGTGGAGGCGTAAGACGATGGGGCCCACCACCCGAGCTATCCAAGACATCGAAGTCGAACGTCGACGGCAGAAGCGCGTCGAGGGCTGGACCGAAGCACACGACGACACCCACGACGCCGGCGAGATGGCGCGGGCTGCGGCGGTGTATGCTTATACCTCCACGCTCTCTGAAGCGCAGGCCGCCGCATGGCAGGAGCGCCTGCGGAAGCCGCCGCCAGCCGTGACGTTCAGAGGTGAAACGTTCATTGCGCCTGGCATTTTGCGCGCGCTCTGGCCGTGGGCGCCGGAATGGTTCAAGCCGAAAAATCGTCGGCGGGATCTGGTCCGCGCTGGAGCGCTGATCGTCGCCGAAATCGAGCGCATCGACCGCCAGGAGTCGGGGTCATGACGGCCCGCCCCCGCACATTCAAGGTCTGGACCGAGCTGTCCGGCCCGGGCGGCTTCACCAGTCACCAGGCGCGCACCGCGATCGGCGCTGCCGCCGCCGAAATGGCGGAAATGATCGACCAGTACGCCGCCAATCTGCGCCTCGACGACGACTATCTCGTCCAGGGCATCATGCGCGGCGATCCGGTCCAGCGGTTCCGCATCACCACCACCCCGGACGACTGGCAGATCTCGCGCCTGCGCGCCTGCAGGAAATGCGGCTGCACCGACGATCGCGCCTGCGAGCAGGGCTGCGCGTGGGTCGGACCGGACAAGTGCTCTGCGTGTTTTCCGATCAAGGGGAGGCGGTCATGAGCCGCAAACGCGACGAACAGCGCCGGCGCACCGTTGCCGCCGGCGTCGAGCGAGCCCTCGGCGACAAGGTGATCTGCGCGACCTGCGGGGCGACGCTCGCCACCTACGCCGACAAGTGCAGCTCGCCGCTCGACCGGCCCTGCGAAGGTTTCGAGGCGATCGAAGAGGTCCGCAATCCGATCGTTCGCCGTGTCTATGGGTTCAATCAGGAGGCGCGGTCATGACGGCCGTTTTCGAGCGCCCGCTGCGAGCGCGGCACAATTGCCGCCACTACAGCTACGAGCCCGGCCTGCAGGGCGGTCCACGCTGTGCGGCCGGTGTTGATATGTCCGGGCCTGGCGCAAGCGGCCCCTGCCTGTTGCCGGAACACCAGCGCGGGACCTGCGAGAAGCGCGAGGAATACACCGACGCCGAGCGCGAGGCGTGGTCCACCTTCCGCGACCAGGCGATGGAGCGTCTCGGCCGGTCCGTCCAGGCTCTGCCCGCGCCGATCCCGCTCAACACCAGCGGCAAGATCGCCTGCCCTAACTGCGACGGCGGGGAGCTTCGCTACGCCCGCTGGCATCGCGGCGCGGAGATCCAATGCACCACGCCCAACTGCTGCGGGCCCGTGCATTTCAGCATAGCGGCCGGCGCGGACTGGCCATCACCAAAGGAGTCGACATGAACGGCGCACCCTTCGGAAAGCTCCTCGTCCTTCCTGCCCTCCTATTCGCCGGCGCTTGTGTCGCGATCGGCGTCGTTCTCGGGACGCTGATCTCGAAACCCGCGCCGGCCGTCCCGCCCGATCGCCAGTGCATCGTGATCGACCTGCGCACCAAGCCCGGCCCCGGCAAGATCGTTCCAGCGGAGCCGGGGATATGACGACCGCAATGGCGCCGCCCAGCACTGCGGCCGAGGAAAGCCGCCAGCTCATGCGGACCTTCAAGGTCCTCTCGCTTCCGCAATGCCGTGTGCTGGTCGCCGTGCGCGATCTCGTGAGGCCTTTATGGTGGGAAGCGATCAACCAGGCCCGCGACGTTTATGGCGGCGGCCGCAGGGGCCGTTATCGCACCGTCGGCGTGCTGAAGGATCTCGGCCTGGTCGAGGAGATCGAGCTGCAGCAGATCGGTGGTGGCTACTACGGGAAGCTGCTCGAGCTCACCAAACACGGGCGCATGATCGAGCCCCTCGCGCGCCGGCGTCTCCGCGAGGAGGGCATGGCCTGATGCCCTGCCAGCACGTCAAACTGCCTGACGGATCCGCCGCCATTGTCTGCGGTCCGCGCTCGCGCCGGCGCTGCTGCGTCGAGGACTGCAAGGCCGAGGTCACCCGCGAGTGCGACTGGAAGGTCCCCGACCGCAAGAGCGGCACATGCGACAAACCCATGTGCGCGTTTCACAGCTACACGCCCAAGGGGTACGACGACAAAGACCTCTGCCCCGAACACAAGCTCGAATGGAAACGCCGCCTCGCGGCGAAGGAGGAGAAATGACGGGCAAGACCCCTCTGAATTACTGCTGTGGCTTCGTGCCGGGAACCAACAAGCACCAGCTCTGGTGCTCGCAGCATCCCGATCGTGTGAAAGAAAGGGCAGCGGCCGAACCGCCAGCTGTCGAACCCGCGCCGAAGCCCAACAAGCCTGAGCCGCAATCCGCGGCAGACCGTATAGCGCAACAATGCGCCGAGCTGCTTGATGCCAACTGCTGGGACGATCTCGACAAGTACTGGATCAACATTCGGGGGGTGAAGTTCTGGATCGCGAACAACGCAGGCGACGTCCACATCGAGACCGGCGCCTCTGCGCCGCAGCTGAAAGACGTCTATCCGTCGGGAGATTTTCGGCATCTCTTTTTCGATTCCTACAAACGGTTCCTGCACCGCGAGACAGAGCGGCGCGCCGCGTTGGTGGAAGCCGATCTCAAACGCAAGCTGAGCCCGCCGCCTCCTGCTGAGACCCCGCCGCGCAAACGTTCTTGGTGGAGAGGATGACGCTCGTCGACCTGGTCTGGATCGCGGTCTTCACCGTCGTCGGCCTGGTCGTGGCGCTGGGCCCCGTGATCGGGCGGCGTTTTTGAGCGTGCGCTCGACCGCGTTGCGGCTCGCCATGGCCGTGAGGCGGGCCATGCCTGACGTCCAGCTCGAGATCTACCACGCCCGCAACTGGTGGGGCTGCTCGTCCTACGTGCGCATCGGATATCGCTCGATCTACACCGTGGCGCGCGTCAGCGATCACGGCGTCGGCGCCGCCCGCTACTATCGCGACACGACCACCACGCTCTACCTCAGCGAAGGCGCCCGGCCAGGCGCTTGGGAGCTCTGGCTCGCAGATCTCGCGGCGCGCTACGCCGCCGCCGGCGGGACGATTCCAGAGCTCGGCGGGCTGTTCGATCGTTTGACCCCGGAAACGAACGCACCCATCTCCCAGGCATGACCCAGCCAGAGATCCGCGTCGTCGTGCTCGACACCACCGGCCCCACCGCCCGGCTGCTTGTGGAAAACTGGCCGCGCGAGCGCGCGCTGGCTTTCCACGGCCTGCCGGAAACGAAAAAACCCCGCCAGCGGGTGCTGACGGGGCGTAAAACGGCGAGAGCGAGTCGCCTGTGAGGGTTTCAGGGGTCTCCGCTGGTAGGGTAGCCGCGCGGGAGAAAGTCGCTCAGTGACTCTCTAATCGGCACCCAGAGGCAATGTCGATTTTTGCGCCTGGCCGGGAGGCTTTACAGCCGGTCGTGTAAAGCTAATTCCCGATATCTGGCAGTCGTGTAAAGCCTCGTCCCGATTTTCGCATTTCGTGTTGGGCCGATCGCCCAGCCAGGCCGACAACTGCCGCCGGGCCGCGAGCTGGTCGCAGCCGAGCATCACCCAGGCCACAAAGCCGGCATAGACGACAAACCCCGCGAGCCTGAGCTCGCGGGGTGTCGGGAAGCGCCAGCGCGGACGCAGCCGCCAGGTCTGGCGCGGGCCTCCGCGTTTGCGGAGGTCGTAGCCTGAGAGCGACATGGGGTCAGCCAGGTTTCATGAACGCCGGCGCCGGCCGTCGCAGGTTCTCGCGCTGGCGCATGTAGATCCCGCCGGCTGTGAGGCCCGCGATCGAGGGCGGCACGAACGCGCCGACGAGCGGCAGGGCGTCGAGCTGGATCCAGTCGGCCGCGAGGCCGGCGACGGCGCCGCAGCCGAGCGAGATCACGATATCGGTCGTGACCGACGTCGACTTGTTCAGGAAGTTGGTGAACTTCGACATAGGCTAGTCCCCTTTCTTTCCACGGGTGAGAAAATGCTCGGTCACGCGCTCGGCGATCCGCCCGAAGCTGCGTCCCATCACGATCACGACGACGATCGCGAAGATCCATTGCGGCGAGACGTTGTACTTCGTCATGAAGTCGATCGTCTGGTCGCTGATCGTCTCGAGCGGCTGCAGCGCCGCCTTCGCCATCTCGTTGGTCAGAACATCCGGATCCATCAGCGCCCCCGCGGTCCCGAGATCCATTCGCCGACATGGAGCCAGGACCACCCGCCCCACACGCCCCACACGATCGGCACCGCCGCCCAGATCGGCACGCCCTCGCCCAGCCGCACGTTCAGCCATTCGCGCTGCTCGAACATCGCGAACAGCAGGATCACCTCATAGACGCCGAGAAGGCCTGCGCTGGCGCGCGCGGCGAACCGCACGATCGCGAGCTTGCGCTCGGGCGCGTAATGCCAGAGCAGCCAGCTCGTCGTGAGGGCGAGAAGGAACAGACCGACGAGACCGATCACAGCTGCCTCCGCTTCCACGCGCGCCGGCCGGCCAGCACGCCGAACAGGATCATCAGGAGCTCCATCGAGACGGAGAACAGCGCCGGCGGCACGAAGGGCGCCACGGCCGCGAAATTCTGCAGGACCAGGCGCAGGAGCTCGAGGCCCGCCGGCGGCCTGGGCCGCCTCGCCTGCAGGGCGACGATCTCGGCGTCGATCGCCTTGATCCGCGCGAGCGCCAGGTTGTAGGCGCGCTCGGCCGCGGCCGCGACCGTGAGATCGCCCGCCAGGCGCGTGAGTTCGGGGCAGTACTTGCGCTTGTAGTAGTCATCCACGACGGAGCAATCGCCGACGAGCTCGTCGACCGTCTGCGTCAGCGGATCGTTGAGGCGATTGACCGCGGCCGAGGAGCGAAGCGCGTCGATCGCGGCCTGGATCCGCGCCGCCTCGCCCGGCTTGGGTGGCGAGAACGTCTGGATCTGCAGCTGGCCGCGCTCGTTGTCGAGCCGGACGATCTGCGCCTTGATCTCCGTCCAGCCCGTGTCGTTCTCGACGGCGATCCGCGCCTGCAGGGCGACAGAGGCAAAGAGGTTGAGCAGGACGCCCACCACCATGCCGACGATCAGGCCGTAGCCCTCGACCTCGTCGTCGGCCTTGAACGCCTTCCAGACCTGGTGCGCGGCGTAGCCGATCGCGAACACGAGCAGGCAGCCGGCAAAGCCGATCAGCCATTCGATGCCCTGGATCGGCACGAACGCCGGCCAGCTCAGCGCCGCCAGCACGCACGCCACCGCGCCGAACCCGACGCAGATCAGCACGAGATAGGAGCGGTCGACCGTCTCGAGGATCTGCGAGCCGATGCGGAATCCGGCGTCGATCTTCGCCCGCGCCGCGCCCCACCAGCCCGATTCCGTGCGCAGGACGTCGTCCTCGATCGAGGCGGCGAGTTCGCGCGCCTTCGCCTCCGAGGACACCTGCGTCACGAGGACCGTCTGGCCGTCGCGCTGCTCAATTGTGGATTTGGAACCCATGCCCCAGCTTCTCCTGTGCCGCCCTCTCGATCTCGATCCACTTGCGCCACGACGCGAGATCCTCGTCGCGCGCCTTCAGCGCCGCCTGGCAATTCTCGATGATCGCCGTGAGCTCTTTTGTGGCCTGGCCGTAGGCGGGATCCGGGCAGGCGCCCTGCGGATCCTCTGCGAGCAGCCGGGCGAGGTCCTCGCCTTCAGTTGCGAACCGCCACACGGTCACCACCGCCGGCGGCGGTGGCGGCGTCGGGATCTGCTCCACAGTTCTGGTCGCCGCGCATGCGGCAGACATAAGCGTCAGGAATAGGCTGATCGCCCCACTGAGACTTGATCTTGCGGAGTTCATCGGCCAGCGCCTCGGCTTTCTGCAGCTCGTTGCGGTTCACCTTGTCCCGACGCTCGAGCTCGGCGCGCAGCTGCTCCTTCGCCTCACCCGTCACCTTGTCGAAATTCTGCAGGAGATCGAGGAACTCGGCCGACTGCGTCCGCGCGAACACGACCTCGTTCCAGAGATTGATCTTCTCGCTGCGCGCGTCCTGGTGTTCCTGCCAGGCGCGCTCGATCACGCCCGTGGTGAGGCGCGCCGCATCCTTGACGACGCCGCCGGCGACGAATTGCGTGCCGAACAGGAAGCCGCCGACGCCGGCGACGGCCGCGCCGCCGAGCAGCGCGGGCAGTCCAAAATTAAACGGTCCCATGATCGAACTTCGCCGTCAGCTGCCGCAGGTGAACGTCGTAGCGGTTCCGCGCATAGGCGGACCCGTTGTAGTGGAGCGCCACCGCGACCGGATCGCGGGCTTTCATCCCGGCGTGCAGCTGCGGGCTCGCGCGCACGAACTCGACGAACCCCATGGTCTGCGCGCCGGCGCCCATGCGCATGGCCTCGTAGAAGGTGAGCGGATCCTTGAACCCGCAGAGCTCGTGATTGAAGCCCATGATCTGGAACGCGCCGAAGGAACACGCCTTCACGGTCGCAACCGGATCGACCGAATAGAGCCAGTCGAAATTGTCCCAGCGCCCCGCCTGGTCGGCCGGGTTCAGCGTCTTGATCGCGCGGATCTCGCCGGCCGCCTTCGGGCTGTAGGCATAGCGCCGGTAATAGGCCGCCTCGATCCGCACCACCGGCCGGCCATTGTCGGCGAACGGCCGCTGCAGGCTCTCGATCTGCGCGATCGCCTTGGGCCAGGCCGCCCGAACGGCGAGCTCGGCCTCCGCGCGCGCATAATCGTCCGCGCCGAGCACGCCATCCGTCAGGAAGGCCTCGTCCGCGCCGTGGAATACGCGGGCCACGTCCTTGCGCCGGCCGAACATGTCAGGCGCCCGCCTGCTCGAGGATCTGGTTGGCGAACACGAACAGGTCGCCGCGCTGGACCTCGATCGTGTCGCCGGCGACGTCCTTCACCTTCACCGCTTCGCCCGAGACCAGGGCGACGAAACATGCGCATGCGAACGCAAGCGCCTGGCGCTCCGAGATCTCGTGATCGGCCTCGCCGAGCCGGACCTTGTATGTGACCGGCGCCGGCGCGTTGGCGATCTCCTTCGCCAGCGCCGCGGCGCGCGCGTCGAGCTCCTCGGCGCGGCGCGCGAGACTGCCCGCGGCCTTCAGCGCGTCAGCGCCGACCTTCTTCGCCTCCTCGATATCGTCGAGCAGTCTCATTCCGGCCATGGCTCAGCCTCCTGCAAGTTGTTCGGCGATCGCGGTCGCGTTCGCCGGGGTGACGACGAGGATCTCGCCGCTCTCGAGCTGCACGCTCGTCTCGCCGCTGTTGAGCGCGACCAGGAAGGCGCCAGAGAGCTTCAGCGCGTCGGCCGGCGCCACGACGTATTGTTTACCGTCGACCTCGACGTTCCGGGTGGCGGGCTTTATCCGATCGCCGGTCACATCGTTGAAGGACCGGACAGGAAGGGGAGGGATCGGGGGAGGTGTTCCCTCGCCATCCCACCTCAGCGCGCGGATCATGGCAGCATGCGCCTCAAGTTTATCGATCCGCGCGTGTGCGCCCGCGAGCGCGTCCCGCAAGGTGCGCGGACCTGCCAGCGTGTCGATTTCATCGAGCCGCAGTTGCTTCTGCTGCCGCCAGGCGTTGACTTCGCACTGTTTTAAATAGGCCGGGCCTGGGTCCGGCCGTGCGGCCAGCGCAAGCGCTGCCGCGCGGCTTGCGTTTAGACGCGCGCGGCGGTCGGAGAGGCCATTTGTCATTGCAGTCTCCTCGGCTAGACTCCCCGCTTCGCCACAAGGGGGACACCATGAACGAACCTGTCGGTCTTTGGGTCGGAGGCGTCGGCAACCGACGTCTCAGCTTCACCGGCCCCTCGCGCTCCTATGTCGAAGCGTTTCGCGACTGGGACGCTGATACGGGTTCGATCGCCCGGCTGACCCGCGACCTGCCCGCTAATGGGGTTGCGGTGGACGTGGGCGCCAATATCGGTCTCATGGCCCTGACCCTTGCAGCTCGCCGGCCAGACATCCGCGTGATCGCGATCGAACCTATCCCGGCCAATGCGGAGCATCTTCGCCGCAACGTGATCGTGAACCAGCTCGCCAACGTCGAGGTTATCGAAGCGGCGGCGGCCGAGAGTCGCGGCGAGCTTGCCATGAAGGCGGCGGGCGAATGCTCGTGGGTCACATCGGAGCGCACCCGCGGCCACTATGCATCGGACCAGAACAGGTCAGCCGATACTGTCGTCGAGTGCTACGCGCTCGATGATCTCATCGCCGGCCGGGTCGACTTCCTCAAAACCGATTGCGAGGGCAGTGACCATCGCGTCATCGCCGGGGCTCGGCGCCTGCTTGGCGACAGTCGGCCGATCGTCCAGATGGAGTTCAACCTGCTCTGGCTGTTGCGCTTCCGTCAGGACCCGCTGGCGATCGCAGATGCAATCTGGGCGGACGCGGACATAATCGGCCTTGTCGACCGTGAAGCTGTTGTCGCGGCGCCGGCGACGGGCTGGCAGTTCCTAGCGGACCTGGTCGCGATGCGCGCCGGCATGTGCGATGTCGTTTTCCGGCCGCGCCGGCGCCTCGCTGTTCCGATCCACTAGACCGACGCGCGGACGTCTCGGATATTCCACAGAAACCTGGCCGGCGCGCCGGTGTTTTGTTTGGCCCGGTAGAGCGGGCTTGAGAAGTAGATGCCCGTTTTCGTCGGCGTCGAAGAAACCTCGAAGTCCGACCCGGGGTCCTCGAGCTCGGTCACTGTGCCGGCCGCGAGCATGAACTCGGCCGCCAGGCCGCTGGTGTCGTTGGCGATCAGCAGAATGCCTGAGACCGCCGGGAAGGCGAACGTTCCGCCATCGACCACGGTCTTCTCGCCCGCATATCCCGCGGCGCTGCGACGGACAATCGTCTCCGACCATGCCAGCCCGGAATTGTTGTACGGGATGCACGCAGCGAGCACCTCGATGTCGACGCTCGAAGACATGCCGTCGCCGGCGTTGTGCGACAGATCGTAATTCGAGCCGAGCTGGTAGATGATGTCGCTCTCGTCGTTCTCAATGCCATCGCCGGTCCGCGAATAGCTGGCCTGCCCATCCCCGCCGCGGATCACGCCGCCCGGATAGCTGGTGGTCTTGATGTTGGAGAGATACGCGCTCGTGAACTTCGCGTTGGCGAGATTGATCACCTTCGAGATCGGGTTGAGGCTGTCGTCGTCGATCTCGAGATTGTGGCCCGCACTGTAGTCGACCTGCATGTCCTCGAAGTCGATCTGCTCGTTGCCCTTGTAGACCTCGATGTCGCTGACGGTGGCGGCTCCCGTCGCCGGCGCCGTCATCAGGATCGTCGACGATGTCGGCTTGTCGGCGACAAGCGCGCCAGCGGGAATGTTTGTCCCGAGGATCTGCTGGCCGACCTTGATCTTGGCCCAGTCGACGCCGGAGACCGCGGTCAGCGTTGCCGAGCCATTGGCTGTTGTTGCGGTGAGGCCCGTATAGCGGCGCACCAGGCCGAGATCGATCTTGACGCCGGTCTCCCAGAGCAGGGCCTTGGCCTGGCCGCCGTAAAGGCCGCCAACCCCGCCGCCGATGTGGAATGCGCGGCCCTGCTCCTGCGCCGCCGGCAGGAGTTGGAGCTGCATGAAGTCAACGTCGACGCAATCGTTGGAGCTGAATCCATCGTTCAGAACGCTGATCAACGTCCGGCACAGCCACCAGTAATTGCAGCCCTCGAGATAGAGGCCGTCCCAAAGCTTGCCGCCGCCGTTGATCTGGATATCGATCTGGCCGTTGTTCCAGTCGATGATGTGAACACCTTTCCCAGCGCCAGCCTCCTGCGTCGTCGTGCTGCCTACGACGAAGTCGAGGATCATGGCGCCCTCGCGCTGCGTCCCCAGCTCACCGAAGGTCAGGAGGTCGCCCGGCGTCGTGTCCGCCCCGTTGTAGAGGATGCGCGATCGCTGTCCTTCGCCTCGCAGGTCGAGCCCGACCGGATCCGCAGAGGTCGCTGGCGCAATGACGGCCAGCTCACGACTGCACATGTGGTCGACAGGGTCGATGCGCACAGGGAGTTGGCCGAGATAGGCGAAGCAGGCGTCGAGCCCATCGGCCGCATCCGCATCGCCTGCGCAGAACTGCAGCGTGTGAAGCACCTTGGCGTTCCGCTTGAGGCGTCCCCCGTCGGCCACGACCAGGCAATAGCCGCCGTCGTCGGCCGTCGTCGTGTCGGAGGCGTCGTAGTAATAGCTCCCTTCAGCGCCGTCGCCCGGCTCAAGCCGCCCGAGCAGCTGGTAGTTGACGTCCTCGCTGAGGCCGGTGAGCAGGCGCGCCTGGGCGTAGGTTTTGAGCGTGAGCGAGCCTGAGACGATCTTGGCGAAGGCATGCGCGCTCTGAACCAGCAGCACGTTCCCCATGAAACTCGAGACCGCCGCGCCATCGAGCACGGAGGTGAGCCAGGTCCAGGCCCCCGACGCCCAACCCAACAGGCCGCCCTCGACCGGGTAAGGCAGCGGTTCAGCCGGCGAAACGCCGGCTGGCAGCAGGGGGGCGCGTGCGATCTTGGAGTCCTGTTCCTGGTCGATGCGCATCGCGCGATCGACCGTCGCCTCATGGCTGGCGCTCGGGAACCTGTCGTTCGATGTGTAAGCCGTCGACTGGTTGCGCGGCGTCACGCCCTCGATGATCACATCGGAGCCGGCGGGCGGCGCCGTCATGAATGTGACCGTGCCACCGGCCGGATCATCCACGCCGGTCGCGGTGAAGTCCGTACCGAGCACCTGCTCTGTGTCAATGCCGGCCGAACTGCGCAGCGTCACGCGCAGCTCGGATGTCGACTTGATCAGAAAATCGAAGCCGAACGCGACCGTAACACCATTGCCGGCGTCTGGTCCCTTGAGGCGATCGTTGACGTCGGTCGTCATCGCGCGCGGTCTCCCTAAGCGGCCTTGCGGGTTTTCGAGTACTGGGTTTTTTCAGCGCCGAGCGCGTCGATCAGGCCGAACTCGGCCCGGTCGAGCAGCTGGCGCAGGAACCACAGGTTCTGGAACGGTAGTAGCTTGCGCACCGCGTTGACGTCTGTGTCCTTGAGCTTGCCGTCGGCCGCGCCGCGCACAAACCCGAACACGTCCTCGACGCGCCCGACGCCGGGCCCGAGCATCGCCGCAAACGGGCCGCGGCTGTTGTAGCGGCTCGCCTGGTCGCCCACGAAAAGCCATTTGAGCGGGTGCTTGTCGCCGGGCGAGAGGACCTTCTCGGCCGAGTTGTAGGCCTCGAAGAACAGCGGGAGCATGCCCGAGCGATCGATGCCCTCCCGGATCCACGTCGCGGGATTGTCCGACGTCTGGCGGCCGCTGTCCCACATCTTGAAGGCGTAGACCATCATGCCCATCGTGACGCCCGTGAACACGTAGGAGAGCAGCGCCGCATCGCCTGCCCGGCCCTGCTGCAGCATGCGCAGCGTGAGGCGCTGGTGGCCGGCGAAGGCAAACGTCTTGAACTGGATGATCGTCTTGCCGAGCTCGCCATGCGCCGCGAGCAGCTTGTCGCCCGCGCCTGGCGTGATCGTGACGGTCGAGGCCTCCTTCGCCATCACGCCCTTGAACGCGCGCACCGCGTCCTCGTCGTCCCAGAGATCCATGTTCGGCTGGCGCATGCCGCGATCGAGATCGGCGTGGGTCTCGAGCTGGGTGCGGATCCGCGCCGCCATCGGCTCGCTGAGACCGACGCCGGCCCAGGCCAGCCAGCGGACGTCGCGCTTCGACGGGTTGTCGCTGAGGATCGTCCGGATCGCGCGGTTCTGCGCCATCACATAATCCGTCGTCTTCATGACGTCGTTCCAGAGCCGCTGGCCTGTCCATGTCGTGAAAAAGTTCGCGATGTTGGCCATCGTGCGCTCGAGCGCCGTACCCTTGCCGTAGGGGTCTCCGATGTCCGCCAGCGAAGCGACGCGGGCGTTGAGCGCGCCCTCAACCGCCACGCCGGCGTCGCGGGCGTCGCCGGCTGCGATCTTCACCCCGCGCATGTCGGTCACCAGCGGAACCATGAGATCGCGGGCGATTCCGAGAAAACCGTTCGACAAGACCTTCTGCGCCATGTCGACGAAGGATGACGCCGTCATCCCGCCCAGCATGGTGATGTAGTTCCAGTTGCGCACGAACCCGGCGCCGCGCACGAACAGATCGTCGTACTTGGCGGGGCTGCCATAGTTGCCGCGCAGGATGTCGCGCACGCCGGTGATGTCCTTGAGGTCCTTCTTGCGGCGGGCCTCGATGTCGCGCTTCTCGCCCTCGAGCGCCTTCGACAGCTTCTCCTGGTCGACAGGCTTGCCCGCCGCCGCGGCCTTGTCCTTGAACTCCTGCCGGATGCGCTTGTCGGCCTGCGCCACCAGCGTGTCATAGTCGGCGTTCACGTCCTTGAAGGCCTTCGTCATCGCCGGATCGCCGAAGGCCCGCGCCAGTTCGACGTCGGCCGACATCACCCTCATGTAGCGCGCCAGCACATGCTCGGCGTCATCGACCAGGAAATCCTCGACCGCCGCCTCGAGGCCCGGCCTGGCGCTTCGGAACAGGTCGGGGATGTTGAACGTGCGCGAAGCCAGCGGGCCGCGGTCCATGATCGTGAGCCGCGTCGGCAGCGTGCGCTCATCAAACCCCATGAGCTGGCGATAGATGTCGCCGGCGACCTGGTTGGCAAAGCCGGCGAGCGAGCCTTCGACGCGCTCCATCTCAAGCAGCTGCTTCACCTGGTCGACCAGCTTCGCATCCTCGTCCGACAGCTTGGACGTGCCGCGGGTTTCCTCGTGCGTGCGCTTGGCGGTGTCGTAGTCCTTCGACTTTGCCTCGGCGATCGGCCGGTGATAGTCGAGCTCCTCGTTGAGGTTCTCGATCCGGCGCTTCTCGCGTTCGACCACCTTCTGGAACGCGGTCTGATCCTGCTCGAGCTTCTGCAGGCGGGCGACCTGCGCCTCGCTGAGATCTCCGCGGACCGCCCCCTTGACCTGCCGCCACTCGACGGCGGCGTTGAGCTCGTTGGTCTGCGCCTCGCGCAGCCGTTTCTCGGCCGCCTTCAGCATGCCTTCCCGGCTCTTGACGTCGTTCTCCGCCTTGGTGCGGGCCTTGCCGGCGTCGCGCAGCGCCGCGCGGCTCTCTTCCGTCGCGCCCTTGAACCGCTCGATATCGACCTCGAGATCGAACGCCCGCCGCTTCATGCCCTCGAACGCATCGAGCAGGTATTCGCTCGCCATGTTGCGGAAGGCCTCCGGCTTCGAGGCCAGCGCCTTGCGGTTCCACATCCGGTGGAAATAGGACGCGGCCGTCTCCGGCGCGACGTCTTCGGGGAGAAGGTCGAACTTGATCGCCTCATCCTTCATCTTGTCGATCGCCGCGCGATAGGCCTGCGCCGTCGCTTTGACGTTCGGGTCGTCGCTTTCATCGCCCCGGCGCATGGCGCGGCCGACCGCCTCCATGAACTCGGTCCGGCTGAGGCTGCCGCCGGCCTGGCGGTGCGCGCGATAGGCCTTGCGGCCGGCCGTCACGGCCTTGGCCTCATAGCCGCGATAAAGCTGCATCGCCGTCTCGACGGCGAGCGGCGAGGCCTTGCCCTGGTTGTTGCGCTTCAGGAACATGCCGTTTTCCATCAGCGTGTTGGAGACTTCGCGGGCGACGGGGCTTTCGCTCTGGGCGAGGCGCACCAGCGGATTGAGGCCGATCGCGCCCGAGGCCTTGTCGAGCCCGAACACGTCGGCCAGCGCTTCGCCCTCGAGCGTAGCCTTGTCGACCGCGGCGGCGCCGGCCGACTGCGGCCGCGCGACGCGCATCGCCGCGTCATCGGCGACGGCGGCGCGCTGCAGCGGGTCCTCCTCCGGCGGCCGGATCCTCATCTCGTCGGTCAGCTGCAGCACTGCGCCGGGCTTCTCGCGCGAGAGGGCTTTCGCTCCGACGCCCAGCACGCCGCCGAACAGCGAGCCGCCGACAATGGCCTGCGCGCTTTCGTCGATCGACCGCATCTCCTGGGTCGTCTGCAGCAGGCCTTCCGAGATCGCGGCCTGGCTCGCCCCCATCCAGGCGCCCTTGGCGGCGAACATCAGCAGGCTGTCGCCGGCCTTCCACTCGACGCCGGCCGGGATCAGGACCGTGGGGTCGATCGTGCCGGCGGCGAGCTGCGCCACAAACCCCGGTCCGCCCGACAGCGCCAGCGTCCGCATGTCGGCGCGCTCCCGGTCGATCTGCTGCTTGAGCGCGTCGGCTTCCTTCTCGGTCAGCGTGTCGGCAAACCGCTCCGCCTCTGCCTCGTAGCCGTCGAGATAGCCCGGCGTCGACCACGGATCGAAGGCCTTCGCCTCGCCGCGCGCGATCGCGTCGCGGCCGGCCTTGTCGTTCACCCGGACATCGGACAGCCAGGAGCCGATCACATTCTCGCGCCGGAACGCCGCCGGCACTGTGCCCGACCAGAAGTCCGGGACCTGCAGCTGGCGCTCCTGGTCCTCGCGGTCGGAGGCCGCCTGCTTCTGCGCCTCGGGCGTTGCGCGCATCGGCGCCGCCGGCGGCTCGGCGATATCGCTCCACTGGCCCCGCGCGATCGAGGGCGGCAGCGGTTCGGCCGGAGGATTGCCGGCGACGGCCCGCACGCCGCCGATCGCGGCGCGGGCGACGGCGCCTTCCTGCGCGCTGGCCTCCTGGCCGCTCCCGACCGCGGCGACGCCCGCGCCGGCAAGGCCTGCGCCGGTCAGCCATTTCTGGAACTGCGCATCGCCGCGCAGCTTGTCGATCGCATCGGCATTCTTGCGAAGCTCGATATTGATGCGTGCGGCCTGGGCGTTGCGCTCGACCGGCGTCTTCATGCGCGGAAACAGCCGGTCGATGATCTGGTCGACGGATGCGCCCTGGGCGGCGAGGATCTGCACCTGCTCGGACTGGTTCAGCGTCCGGCCGGGAATGTCGAAACCCTTGGCGGTGATGGCGTCATGCGCGACCTGCGCCTGGCGCGGGGTGAGCCCTATCGTCTCGCGCGCGGCCTGGTAGGAAACGCCCTCGCGCATCATGCGCCAGAGCTCGGCCTGCTTTGGGGTGAGTTTGCCGGCCGCAGCCTTGGTCTCGGCGGCCGTCAGCGGCCGCGGGATACGTGGCGCGGCCTCGGCCTGGTCGGGTCCTAGAAGAGCCGCTCCCCCCGCACCAGCCGCCGCCAGAACACCAGCAGCGCCGCCCTGAGATTGCGGGGATAGCTTCGGTCGCTTGGAGTCGAAAACAACACGCGCAAAGGATGTGTTCCCCTGAATGAACCCGTCCGCGATGTCATCGCGCACCACGTAGAACATGCGCACGCCGGCGTTGTGTTCAAGGATGATGCTCCGGTAACCCGGAAATTTAAGGCCGGCCTGAATAAGGCTGGTGTAGAGCTTGTCGTGGCCCTCGGAGAGCCCAAGGAAAGTGTAGATCGGCAGGCCGGTGCGCTCGATCTCCTTGTCGGCGATCCCCAGCGCGGCGGCGAAGATCTGCTGGTTCGTGCCTGGCTCCGGCTTCACCGGCAGGGTAAAGGAGAACTCGCCCTCCGGCGCCCCGGTCGGCAGGCTGCGGTCGATGATCAGCTGGAACTGCAGGCCAAATGCGCCTGACGGATCCGCATAGTGTGTCGTCCGCTCGGTCAGCCCGGAATTGCCGAGCACCTTCTCGACGGTCTTGTAGCCGCCGGGCGGCTTCGGCACGCCGCCCGAGCGCAGCATTTTCGTCAGCGTGCCGGCTTCTGCGTCATTGCCTTCGAGCCAGAGCGCGAGCCCGCCGATCGAGGCGAGGCCGGCCTTGGCGATCGCGCCCTTGACGCCGGTGCGATCATACCAGGTCGTGCTCTTGAGATCCGCGCCCCAGTAGAATTGCCCGTGCTCGAGCGACTGGTCGCCGAGCCCGAGCGCGTGCCGGGCCTCGGCGTGATCCATCATCTGCGCGTCCCAGGCGATGATCCGGCCGTCCTCGGTGCGAAACAGCTTGAACACCGGCGGAACCTTGCCCTGGTCGACATAGGACTTCTGCAGGGCGTTGAGGCTTTCCTGGCTGGCGTTCTCGTCGAGCGCGCGGATTCCGGCCGGATCGAGCTCGAACAGCTTCTCGTAGGTCTTGACCGGCCCGGCCTCGGCCTCGTTGTTGTCCGCCATCAGGAGCTCGGCCCCGAGGCCTGCGCCGCCGAGCAGCGCGAGATCCGCCGAGCCGCGGCCGCGCGGCGCCATGCGCAGGCGCTGCAGCCGGCCGAGCAGCGCATCGGGCAGCGGCTGGGCCGACTTGCCGTTGCGCGCGTTCACCATCAGGACCTTGAGGCTCTGCGGCGTCGTGGCGTGACCCGCAGCCGTCAGGCGGTCCGCGATCGTCTTGTAGCTCAGCGTCCGCCCCTGCGCATTGGCGGCCTCGATCATGCCGGCGGCGAGTTCGAGCTTCTGGTGTTTGAGCACGCTCTGCTGGCGCACCGGCGCATTGAGCCCGAGAAAATTCGTGAGCTCGTCCTCTGTGACGTTCCAGGTCTTCGCCAGCTCAGGCAGGCCGTCGGCCTCGTGATAGGCGCGCACCGTGTTGCGGATCCGCGAATTGAGGCTGGCGATCGTGCGCGAGACGTCCGCATAACCCGAGGTTTCCGGGTCGAGGCCGAGCGCCAGCGCGGTGTCGAGATCGTCCTTGCGTTCGTTGAACGCCAGCACGAGGTCGCGCGGCTCGAGGCCGTGCTGCGGGGCCCGGTAGCGGTCGCCATGGAACTGCCCGCGGAATCCGACCGGGAACGGATCCAGCGGATAGGGATCGGCGCGCGGCGGCGGCGCGCTTTCGGCCGCGGCGCCGGCGATCTTCGCCGGGTCCAGCTTCTTGAAGATGGGGCCGATGAAGGGCATCAGCCGCCGACGTCCTGGCCGCCGCCCGGCCGCGGCCCGGGCGCGCTATCATTGGGGTGACGGTCGCCCTCCCACGCCACGCCGCTGCGCGGCACGACAAACCCCTTCTCCTTCGGCTTCTGCGCATCGAGCGCGTCGAGACGGCCGCGCACGGCCGCGAGGCGCTCGCCCTCGGCCTTCATCGCGGCGTAGCCCTTTGCGCTCTCCAGCCGTTTCGAGGCGTCCCAGCTGTAGGGATCGGTGAACGGGATGCCATAGGCCCTGAGCTCGGCCTCGCGGTCCCGGCGCTGGCGCTCGCGCCAGTCGGACACATTGGTCACGATGCCCGCGCCGAACCCGGCCGCCCACTTCCAGGTGGGCGGCAACGGCGCCTGCTGGATCACGGCGTTCATGTCGGCGATGGCTTTTGCGAGATCGTCTGGCATCAGCGGTTCCCCGCGGTAATGCGCTCCGCTCCGGCGGTCTTGGCGGCCGGGTTGGAGCCGAACTTCGATCGGATGTCGTCGGCCTTCTGTGCGTAGCGCTGGTCGATCCCGTCCCAGATCTTCCAGAGATCGCCCGCGCCGGCGCGCCTGCCTGACCCGGAGAGCGTCTTCTCGGCCGAGACCAGCTCGTTGAGCGTGCGGGCCTTGAGCGGCTGCTGGCGCGCCGCCGCGGAGTTGTTCGGATCCCAGCCGGCCTCCTTGAGGGCGCGGGTGCGCTCGGCCTGACGCTTCGACTCGTTGGCCGACAGTTCCGCTTCGAGACGGGCCCGGCCGATCGCTTCACCCGGATCGAAGCGCCAGCGCTGGTCCAGCGTCTGGCCGTTCCACTGCACCAGGTAGGACGGCGGCTGCAGCTCGCGCGCCTCGCGCGCGGTCTGGCCATCCGAGACGATGTGCAGGTCCTCGGCGTGGACCTGCGCCGATTTGTCGACGCCGGGAATTGCGCCGGCGCGGACAAGATCCGTGACGCCGGCGACGAGGTCCTCGTTGAGCCAGTTCTCGTTCCACGCCTCGAGCCCGGGCGCGTAGAACAGCTCGGGTGGATAGGCCATCGTGACCGATGCGCCGCCGACACGTGTTGCACCGACGGTCCGCTTCACCGCGGCGTTGGCAAGCTCGGTTGCGACCTTGGCGTCGCCGGTGCGGATGAACTCCGTCCGGAAGGCTTCGCGATACATGTCCAGCGCTTCGGCGTCCGCGCCCGGCGCAAAGGCCGGCGCGCCTCCGTCCCACGGAAAGAACGCCGGCGTCTTCAGCGCCTGGCGCACGCCATCTGTCGTCATGAGCGCCGCGGCCTTGTCGGCGTCGGTCTTGCGCTGCTTCAGCACGGCGTCATTCGGGATCGTGTTCTCGCGCTCGACGGCGCGCAGCGCGTCTATCCCGGAAAGCCCCGCCTTCGTCTTCATGCGCCAGGACAGCGCGTCCTTGAGCACGCGGTCGGCCGTGTCGGGGAAGGCGGCCGAGGCGGCGCCGGGCGCCTTGTCCCAGAGCTGGGCGACCGTGTCGAACGCGGTCTGTTTCTGGTCGTCGGTCCCGTTGATCGCCATGCCCTGCAGGGCAGAGGCGGCCTCCGGTGGAATGACGCCGGCCTTGGCGGCCGCGTCCAGCACCATCGACGTGCCGAGATTGAGCTTGTAGGGCGCGGGCGAGCCGTCGGCCTTTTGCGGCTGGATCTCCTGCGCGAAGGCCGATGCGCCGCCATTTGAGAGCCAGAGCTGGTCCATGCCCTTGCGCGTGTCGGCGTCGTAGGGATCGAGCGGCGCGCCGACCGATTGCGCCGCGATCACCTTCGCCAGCGCGTCCTTGTTCGACCTGCCCTCGCGCGCCGTCCGGATCAGGCTGTTGGCGTCATCGAGCAGGAGCGTGCCTTCGTTGACGGCGAGGTGGATATCGGCCTCGGTCGCCTGCCCGTTCAGGAGATCGTATTCGAGCGCGTCCTTCAGCGCCTTGGATTCCGCCGTGACGCGCTGCTGGTCCTGGCGGCGGGCTTCGGCGACCTGCGCCTTGGCCCGATCGACCATGGCCTGGCGCTGCAGGATCAGCGTGTTGCCCTGGTCGCGGGTGATGCGGCCCGCCGATACTTCCTGCTCGATCTTCGCCGGCGTCAGCTTGCTGTCGATGTTGAGCTTCTCGAGCTCGGCCGCATTCCGAGTCTGGCCCTTCGCCCGCGTGCGCTCGGTCTCGTTCTGGAACGCCTCGCGCTCGACCACGCCGAGGCGCGCGCCGACTTCAGCGATCAGCTTGTCGGCGTCGTCAAAACGGCCCTTTGCGTTGAGCCCGCGCACCGTGGCCAGCATGATCTGCTGGAAGCCCTGCTCCTCGACCTTGGCGATCTGCTCGGCCGTGAGCAGGCCCTTGAAGTCCGGCAGGGTCTTGCGGAACGCTTCGAGTTGCGTAGCCGAGGAATCCGGATCCGTCTCGATCGCGGCCGTTGTCGCCGCGAGGCTGTCATTGAGCGAGCGCTCGGCATAGGAGGTCTGCTGGTCAGCCTGCCACAACGTCGCGCGCCGGGTTGCTGCCTCATGGTCCGCGGTCCAGAGCTCGTCGAATGCGGACTGCGCACGTTGGCTGTCTCGCACCGACTTGGGCAGGCTGTCCCAGATCTTCGCGCGCAGCTCGGCGCGCTTCTGCTGCACCGCGGGCGTGTAGCCGTCGCCGGCCGGCCCGGCTTCCTTCTGCAGGTCGAGCTCGAGCTGCAGGCCTTCGCGCGAGAGGTCCAGCCGCGCGCGGTTGAGCGCCGCCGATTCCAGCGAGCGGTTGCGCTGGTCGATGATGCGCATGACCGGCTCGCCCACGGTCTGGACGAGCTGGCCGAACTGAGTCGCAGCCGATGGGCCTGGCCGCGCGACCTCGGCGGCCTGCGGCTGGGTCTGCTGTCTGTAGCGCTCGACCATCTAGCCGCCGGCCAGGCGTCCGAGGCCGGAGGCGCGCGGGCCCCCGCGTGTCGCAAGGCCGGCGCCGACATTTGTCGTCTTGCCGCTGAGCGCCCCCCAGATGGACGGCGCGGCCAATGTAGCGGCCGCACCGAACGCTGTCCCGAGCTGAAGCCTGGCGCTGGCGCGCATGTCCTTCGCCTCCTTGCGCAGGGCAAGCGCCCGCGACTGGCCGCCGAACAGCTCTGTGAGCACGTCGGTGTGAAGCGCTGCGGCGTCAGCCGCGCCAACCTCGAGCGCGGAGCCTGATCCGGCCTCGACGCCAGGCGAAGCCAGAAAATCCATGCGCTGGTCGGCCAGCACCTTCTGGCCCTGGGCCCACAAGCGCTGCGCGCGTTCGGCCGCGGCGCGGGCCTCGTTGGTCGCCGAAGCCTCAGCCGCCGAGGCGTTGCGCCGCGCATCCTGCGCCCCGCCGACGGCGTTGACGGCCGTCGTGGCGACCGCAAAGGCGGTCATCGGATCGACCGGCGCACACATGATCAGTCCTCCCCGGAAGCGACATAGACGGGAAACACGGCGAGGATGGTCTGCGGGGCCGGCGTGTCCTGCACGATGATGTACGTCCCGTGATCATCGAACCCGCCGCCCACGATCAATTCCATGTCGCCTGAGAACAGTGGCGGCGTGTCGTCCATCGCGTCCGACATCATCCGGAACTGCAGCTCCTCGAGCGCATCGGGCGCGCGCCCCGCCTTGCCGAACAGCGTGTCGACAAACCGTACCTTCACCTTGGAGATCGACTGGCGCAGCGTTGCGAGCTGCGCCGTCGGCAGGCTGATCAGCACGGCGTCCGTGTGAATGCCGACGTGAAGCGTCTCGACCTCGAGGCCTTCGGGCAGGTCGAACTCGCCGGAGCCGTCGACTGCAATCTCGGGGATGTCGAGCCCGTCGCCCCAGCCGCGCACCGTCATGCCGGCCAGGTGCGCCGCGCCGGTGAAGTGGTTCGCCGCCGCGCCGGAATAGCTGAGCGAGCAATCGAGATAGTTGAACCGCGACTTGTCGTTCTCATCCACGGGGATGATCTGCGGCGTCATCCGCTCGATGAAGTGTTTCGTCTCCTCCCCGATCGTGCGCTGCACGACCAGCCAGAGTTCGTCCTGGTCGCTGGTGGCCGACGGGATCACCGCAAGCGACATCACCGCGCCATTGGTCATCGGGTGGCGCGCGAAGGCCCAGACGTCGTCGTCCTTGTCGTAGGTGAGCGAGACCAGCAGGCCGTCAGAGCGCCGGCCCCACAGGCAGGAGAAGGGCCGGCCCTGCCATGCGATCTGCGTCACGCCCGAGAACGCCGCGGTCAACGCGGTCGCGTCGATCGTGGTCCCGTCGGGCAGCAGGATCTCGCCGGAAGGGTCGTCCTCGCCCGGCGCCGGATCGGCCGGCGGCACCACGATCGAGCCGGGGATCTCGACACAGATCCACTGCCCGGCCTCGTAATAGCAGTACTGGTCGGTCGGCGAGAGCGGATCGTAGATCGAGACCATCGCTAGCTGCCCGGCCGCAGGATGTGCGTCGCGATGCGGCTGAGGTCGCGCGCCGCCGAATTGCCCGCGGCTTCGTCGTAGGCGAGTTCCTGGAAGCGCCGGCCCGACTGGTCCGGAAACAGGATCGCGCGGCCGACATTGACCGGCTGGACGCCGTTCGAGCCCACGCCGCCGACGACGGGCGCGATGCGGTCGTCCGGCTTGATCGGGCCGTTGTTCGTGCCAGAAATCCGGTGAACCCGGCGCGCCGTGTGGGCGTAGAGCGCATCGCCTTCGCTGAGCGCCCGGATCGGATTGGCGTCGCGCCCCTCGAGATCAAAGAACATGGCGTCATCGGCCAACGCGCCGGGCGTGAAGTCGAACGGGTTGCCGCCGACCGATCGCCAGATCCGGCGCGGATAGCTTTTCGAGCCGCCCCAGTAGAGGCTCTGCTGGAACAGCGTCACGGCGACAGGCCAGCCGCGATAGGCCGAGAATGCGCCCTCGCGCCAGTTGCGCACCGCCGAGGTCGACGGCAGGAGCGACAGGACCGTTGCGGTTGCGGTCGTGGCGTTGGTCACCGCCGTGATGCGGACGATTCCGTAGCCGGAGTGCAGATAGCGCCACTTGCAGGCCGAGGAGGCCTGACCGTCGAACCTGTCGCCGGTGAGGTGGACCGGCGCCACGCTGCCCGAGGTTTTCGTCGAGCCGCTGACCTGCTGGTAGACATTGGTCCCGTAGCGCACGACGTCGTTTGAATTATAGGACTTCGCCGGCTCCCACATCGAATAGCCGTCGGTCGAATCCTCCTCGATCCGGAACAGCGCGCCGGGATAGAGCCCCCCGCCGTCGGGCGCATGACCCGTCGCAAACAGGCTGGCCGAGGCGGTGAGTGTGACGCTGCCCGATGTCGCCGACGGCGTGATCGTGGTCGAGGTGTCGTTGACGTCGTTGAACGGGCCGGTGTCGCAATTCCACAACGGAATGCTCCAGCTTGTGTGCGCCGATCGCTGCAGGATGCTGGGCGCATAGCCCTTCGCGCCGCCGGCGATGAACATCGTGTCCGAGCGCTGGGCGACCTGCAGCCAGTTGAGATCTTCCACCGCATAGGGTGTTGCGATCTCGTAGGGCGCGCCCGATTGCGCGAGCTGGCCGCCGAGCATGAAAAACCGGGCGTATTCATCGCCCAGCTCGACGATGTAGGACTGCACGTCGTTGTAAACGAAATCGATAATCCGCGGCGGGTTCGCATGATCCTTGACGTCGGCTATATAGGCCGTGCCTGGCCGGCGCTCGAGTTTGCCCTGCACCGCGGGAATGCGGTTGATGATGTAGCGCGCCGCCATGGCGTATTTGGCGAGGTCGATGCGGCCGTCGAGATCCGGCCCCCATTCGCCGGCGTTGAACGCCAGCTGCGAAATCCGCTGCGAGACGGTCATTCGCGCTCGCTCACGATCGCGCTGTCGGGCATTGGCCGGCGCGGACCCTGGCGGGCGTCGGCGCGCGTCGCGTTCGACATCTTGGCCTGCCAGGCCGCCCACATCGCATCGCGCTTCTTGGTGTCCTTGGTGACGGACGGTCCGACCTCGAAGGCGAGCAGGTATTTGAACGCGCCGATGAAGGCAGGGTCGGCGTGTGCGATGTTGCGCAAGCGGTAGGTGTAGACCAGCTGCAGCGGCGCCGGCAGATCGCACGAGAGCACGAGGACCTCAGCGCCAGGCGTCCCGCCGGCAGGCAGGTAACGCTCGACGGAATAGGTCTCGCCCTCGCCGAGGTCGGGCAGCTCCTGCGGCGCGATGTAATCGCTGGGCAGCTGATACATGGCCGTATAGCCAAACGCCGGAGCGGCCGACATCGCGGCCAGCGAGACGCGCTTCTTCGCGCAATCCCACGGATAGCCGCGCAGCGTCTCGTCCCACGCCGCCCAGAACGCATCCTGGATCGCGCGGCCGACCGAGGTCGTGTCCGCCTCGATGTCGAGGATGCGCTTGTTCTCGCCCAGCGCGGCGAGCGCCAGGTTCGCCAGCGATGTGGTCGTGTTGACCGTGCCGAGCGGCATCGATCAGCGCTTCTTGTGATTCTCGACGATGTAGGCGCGCGCGTCGTCGAGCGCCTGCAGGATCTTCATCTGCGGCTCGTTGTCGTCATAGAGCACCTGGACGGTGCCGGCGCCCGGATCGCCGGCGTCAGACGCCGTGACCGACTGCTTGTAGGTCTTGTCCTGCCGCGTCACGATCGTGAGCGTCGTCCCGTTGGCCATGATGGCCTCCCTGATGGAAAACAGCGGGGGCCGCGGCCCCCGCCAGGTCGGAGGAGAGAATGCGGGGCGTCAGACCCGCACGCACGCCTCAGCTCGGAAGCGCAACCGTCAGGAGGCCCGAGATCGTGCCGGTCGCAGTCGAGGCCGCCTGCAGGTGCGCTGCGATGCGATACCACTCGTCGGCCACAGCCATGCTCGCCGCCCCCGCATCCTGCCAGACCTGCTGGCCCAGCTTGGCGAGATCGCGCGCTGCGAAGGCCTGCTCAGCCCAGGCCAGCGAGGACGACATGTCCTTCGCGTCGGCGTAGACGTTCTCGTCGACGTCCCAGTCCGCATCGCCGACATGGCTGATGTCGCGGTCGCGCACCAGGCCGAAGTTGACGTCGGTGAGGCCCGAGAGGGCATCGTTCGCGAACTTCATCGACAGCACTGACCACAGCTTGTGGACGCGCCAGAGGGCGATGTAGTCGCCGCTCGTGTTGCCGGCCACCTTTTCGTAGGTGACCGGGATGATCGCAATGCGCGGCTTGACCAGCTGCACATTGTTCTGGTCGCCGGCGTCGTAGTTGACGAGCGCGGCGACAGAGGAAGAGGTGGCCATGAGGCCCTCCTTGTCTGGATTTGGAAACGAAGGCGAAGGGCGCTTTCGCGCCCGTCAGCCCGCCGCTAGCTCTCGGCGCAGAGGATCTCGCCGACCTTCTTCTCGTCCAGGCGCGAGGCGCCCAGCGTGAACATGGCGTAGACCTCCCACGGCTCCCCGCGCATCTCCTCGGCCTTGCGGATCTTCGGATCCATGAGGTCGTAGTCGGCGAGCAGCAGACCCGACTTGACGCCATAAAGGCAGCGCCGCTCGCTCGAGGAGAGATAGTTGTATTCCGGCGAGGGGTGGTCGATCAGGCTGAACCCGAGAACGCGCTCGGCCTCGCCCTTCTCCAGCGGCCGGCTGCTCTGGAATTCGGCCGAGGTGTAGGTGATGTCGCGCATCAGGTCGCCCCACTGGATCTCGGTGATGCAGAGCCATGGCGTTTCGGCGCGCAGATCGACGCTGTACTTCTTCAGCTTCTTCTTCGCGTCGATCGTCTTGTTGACCGTGAGGCCAGCCGAACCCGACGCGACCTGCATGTTGGCCGTGTCGAAGGTGGCGGCAGAGCCCGAGCCATTCTTGCCGGTCTTTGCCGATCCGAACGCCGCCGCCAGGATGACATCATCCTCGGCGCGCCGAATGGCGGCCGCAGCGGCCGTCACATAGGTGCCGTCGAGCATCATGCCGTTACGGATGCGGTCGAGCTTGTCCTCGTAGAAAGGACCAACGTCGTAGTCGAACGGCTCGCACCAGCGGGCCGCCATGGAGAGCTCCTGCGCCGTCTTCGGCTCGAAGCGGGTGTCGCGGCGCTGATAGCCGGCCTTGCCGACCGTCATCTCGGGCCGATAGCCCTCGCCTTTGACGTCTGTGTCGACGCGCACATAGGGGCGCATCAGGGATGTCAGCTTCTGCAGGGTGAGGCGGACGTTCGCCTTGAACTCCTGGATATGGCTGACCTCGATCTCGGCCATCTAGGCCTCCTTAAACTTCGACCTGTCGGCCCAGCTCGGGGCGCGACGACGGTCGTCCGTGGGGTCTGATCTCGCTGGCTTCCCCGCCTTCCGGCGGAACCGTGCTGTCCCGTTTCGTGGGATCGTCGGCAGGTGCTTCCCCTGCAGCAGCCGGAGCCTTCGCTTTCGCTGGGGCTTGCCCGGTCAAAACGTATTTCTCGAATGGCCTTGCGGCGTCGATCAGCGCGGAGCGCGCGATCATCCCGCGCGCAGCGACCTTGATCGCGGTGATGCGAGCGTCGACCTCCTCGGGGGTCGCGTTCGCCTTCGCGCCGAGAAGATACCGCTCGAGCTTCTGGGCCTCGTGCGGAATGTCGACCAGCACGACGCGCTGGCCGAGCATGAATTCCAGCGCGAACACACGCGCCTTGATGTGATGGGGTTCGGCGGCCGCGGCCGCCTTCTTGGCGTCGGACATGGAAGACTCCGGATGTTGCTGGGATCAGGCCTGCGCCTGGCTCGGGTAGGCGATGGCGAAGAGGCGCGAGCGTTCCGCCTTCTCTTCCTTGGTGAGCTCGGTCTTGCGGTACTTGTCGTCGAGCTCCTTGATGCGAGCCATCGCCGACTCCTTCGACGTGTTGGCGCTGACCTCGCCCGTCACCAGGCCGCCTTCCTTGACCGAGGGATGCGCGCCGATCGTCGCGAACAGCTTCATCATGCGCGCGCCGCCGATGAAGTTCTCGACGTCGGCTGCGATCTCGCCGTCCATGCCGAACGCCTTGTAGGCGCGCTGCGCGTTGACGAGCTGCGGGTGGTTGGCGGTCTGCCACTTGCCGTCGGCGCCCTTGGGCACGTTCCATTCGCCATAGAGCTTGTCGAGCGCCTGCGTCTCCTGCGTCTCGAGCTCCTTCAGCTTCGTGAACTCGGCCGCGCGCTGCGAGCTCAGGAAATCGATGTTCTGCTGGACGATGTGCTGCGGCGTGCCGATCTTGTGGGCGTGCTCGAGATAGGCCTTCTCCTCGGCCTCGTTGTAGGTCATGCCCTCCGGCAGCGTCGGGCGCTTGACCTGGTAACCCTCGGGCTTCTCCGGCCGGCCGAGCTTCGACCAGCCCGGCCATTGCGTCGGATCCTCGCCTTCCTTCCAGGGCGTCAACGCATTGCCGACCTTGCCCTCGAGCTCGCGATAGGATTTCAGGGCGTCGAGCGGGGTCTTGAACCCCTTGCCCTCGACATAGGTCTTGAAGCCCTTCTCGTCGTCGTTCGTCGCCGGCAGCTCGCCATACCAGGCCGCGCCGCCTCCGCCGCCACCAGCGCCGCCGGCGCCGCCCTGCTCCCCGGCCAGGTCGCCGGCCGCGTTCGGCATCGGCAGGTTGTGAAAGCGAAGGCGGGTGCGGAGTTTCATAGATCGTCGTCCTCTGTGCTGGGGCGCTGCGCGGTCAGGTCGTCGGGGTCGATCGACAGCATGAGGCGCAGCCGGAAGAAAACTTCGCGCCGCCCCTCGATGCGCTCGAGGGAGCGGCCGTTCGGATCGTCGGCGCGGACCGGATCGCTCGCGGTCATGCCGCAGAAGATCTCGAGGTCGCGCCAGGCGAGACTGTCGATCGACGCCTTCAGCGGGTGACGGCGCAGATCCCGGAGCACCTGGGCGGCGCGCTCGCGCGAGCCCCAAATCCGGACAAGGCCCTCCACGATCTGCTCGCGCGGCGTCATGCGGCCTGCGGCGCCGGCGGACGCCCGCCGGCCTGAGCCGTCACAACGGCGTCGGTGATGTCCTTCGCGGCCTTGCCGACCTTGGGCGCCTGTTCCGACATCGCCATGGCCTGCTGCTGCTGCTCGCGCTGGTCGCGGATCTGCTGGGCGATCTCGCGCGTGCGCAGGATGTCCGAGCCGAACCCGTCGACGATGATCTCGGCCGTGTCGTCCGGATCGATGCGGTCGAGCACGTCGGGCGCCACAGCGCCGGCGAGCTGCAGGGCCTGCAGGGTCTTGACCGCCGCCTCGCCTTCCTTGAGGCGCTGCAGGCGCTGGGCCATCCCGACAAACTTGACCTCGATCGAGCCGCCGGCCTCCTGCAGCTCGCGCGGGGGCGGCGGCAGCTGGCCCAGGCGCTCGAGCATGCCGACGCGGCGCTTCACCATGGGCGCCAGGAGTTCGACTTCCGAGTTGCCGAGATAGGGCCCGAGCAGGCGCTGGGCTTCCTCGGCGCGGCCGGTCCATTCGGTGGCCGTCATGTCGTAGGAGCCGACGATCTGCATCAGGCCGAACTTGAATGTGTCCATGATCGCCTGGAGGATCATCTTTTCCATCTCGAGCGAGATCGCCGGGTTCTTGCCCTCCTGCAGGACGCGGATCAGCTCCTTGCCGTCGCTGTTGACCGCGCCGTAGACGATCTCGCCGGGGTAAGGCGCAGCGCCTCCGCCGACGTCGAGCTCGGAATGTGCAAGCAGCGTCGGCCGCGCCGCGCGGTCCATCATGTTGAGGTTGGAACGCCGGCCGATGTTCAGCGACTTGACGTCGGCGAGCGCGATGTGGCCACAGCCCCGGCCGTAGGCCTCGCCCTCGGCGATGTCCCAGCGCGGTACAAAGAATGGAAACTCATAATAGCCACCTGAGCCGAGGATCGCCTTCTCCTCCTCGAGCACGTAGACGCTGTTCCAGCGCATCCCGGAATTGCTGGCGCGCTTCTCGCTGTCGCTCTTGGGCCAGACGGCATGGATGATCGAGAACAACTGGCCGGCGCTTGCCGCGTTGTCGGCCGCGGCCGCCACCTTGGGCGGCGTCACCCAGTCCGGCCGGTTCTTGATCGCCCGCGCGGTCAGCCGGAAACACCGGAACAGCGTGTCGACCTGGTCCTCGGAATCCGTGTCGATATAGCACTCGGCCAGCGAACGGGCCCGGTCGATGAAGCGCGGCTGGCCTTCGAGCTCCTCCGAATAGAGCACCGCCGTGCCGAAGGTCCCGAGATTGCCGTAGACCGCGGGCACGTTGTTGTAGAAGCGCGAGACGCCCGGCCCGAAACTCTTCCAGGCCCGCTCCGACACGATGTCGAAATACTCCTTCACTGGGCCGTACTCGTTGAGCGCCTCGTCGATGTGCTGAACCTGCAGCCATTGCGTCGCCGGCGGCGTCAGCGCGGTGTAGAGGCCGGCCTTGAAGTTCTCGACCGCCTCGAGCGGGCCGGAGTGATAGATGCGCTTGTGCCGCTTCTGGCCTGGCGTGATGCGTGAGCCGAACCCCTTGGCCAGCGGCCGCATCAGGCGGGCGATGTCTTCCCATTCCGATTCGTAGGGCGAACGGGCGGCGCGGAGCCCGTTCATGCGCTGCATGATCTCTTCAGCGTCCAAGCGTCAGGACCCCATCAGCGATTTAAGCGTGAGGCTGGGCTGGCTGATGTCGCCGAACCGCTGGCCCGTGCGGTTGAGCGCAGCCGTGCCAGAGCGCCGGCGGCGCAGCGCCATCTCGTCGCGCGCGGCCGCCGATCCATCAATGATGGAGGGTGGAGACGCGGCCGGTTTTGGTTTCGAGCCCGTGCACATGCGGCATCGCCTCCATGTCAGGGTTGATCCAGGCGTACTGCAGGAAGCCTTCGCCGTTCCGGCCGAACGCAGGCAGCCGCGCTTCGACAGCGCCGCCGAAGAATTCGAGCAGGCGCCGGGCGTCGGTGTGGCCCTCCCACACCCGCGCCTCGACGCGGCGGACGCCGGCCGCGGTCATCCGCGGCTTGAGCTTCCTGAGGCAGTGACGCGCGAAAGGCCCGGCGATCTCGCGCCAGCGATCCGTCGCGATGAACCCGCCGGCGAGCGCCGCCGGCGAGATCCATGTCAGCATGAGGCAGCCGACGGCCTCATCGCCGATCGAGACCTCCTGCCCGAGAAACGCCTCGCCGCGCCACATCGCGAACCAGCGCTCGGCGCGCTTGAGATCGCTCTCCTCCCACATCACCGCATCGAGCTCGACGCGGTCACGCGCCCGCAGGTTGCTGCAGATGTGCTGCAGGCCTGCGAGCGATGGCGGACCGAGCCGCACTAGGCGGGGTCTGTCTGCGCGGTGTCAGAGCCCTGGCCGTGCGGGTTGGCGACCTGGCCCGCCTGGTCAGCAGATGCTGCCGCGGCCGTTCGCGCCGCCTCGAAGGCGTCGGCGAAGGCCTGCTCGTGAGCAGCGTCCGGGATGACGGCGCTGGGCACGGTGTCGTCGAGCGTCTTGCCGTCGGCGAACCATTGCGCGCCGGCGGCCGCGGCCGCGGCGATCGACTCGGAGCGCGTGAGCATCATCTCGCCGCCCAATGGGCTGGTGGTCTTTCCCAGAGCTTCGGCCGCAGTTTGCGTAGCTGGTTTGAGACCCAGATCCTCCGCCCGCGGCGGCCAGCGCCAGGAGCTCTGCGGCGTCTGCGGGCTCGCGCCCTCGATCGAGGCCTGCGCTGCACGCTGCGCGTCGCAGTAGTCGTCCCAATCCGTCCAGGCCTTGCGCGAGGCCTCGATCTCGCCGCTCGTCGCCTGCCAGCTCGCGACATTGGTCTGATACTGCAACGTGCCGTCAGCGTGGAACACCTGCAGGTGCGGGTTGCCGGTCTTCGGCTCAATCGCCACGACCATGGCGGGCGCTTCAAGGCGCCGCCAGTTCTGGAACAGGACAATTCGTCCGATTGTGGGTGCTGGTGACATCGTAGGTCCTTTCGAGGGAAACCGGCTGCCCGCCGGCGGGGTCAGATCTCGTCCATCGGATCGTAGGAGCGGCGGCGCTCGGCCACGCGCTGGCGCCGCGCGTTCAGGATGTCGCTCGCCGGGATCCGCAGCGCGAAGGTGAGCGCCAGGCTGTCCGCCCGATCGGGCGAGGACAGGCCGCGCTTCTTCATGTCGTCCTTCTTCTCGAGCTGGATGCGGTTCTGCGCATCGTAGCCGTAGAGGCGCGAGACCAGCTGCTGCCCGAGCTCGGGATCGTCGGGAATTACGCCGACCTTCTCGATCCACTCGCCCATCCGCCCCCACATCTCGGCGTTGAGGTTGAAGTAGAGCGACCGATCGCTGGCCGGCGAACTCGAATTGATGCCGTGCACCTTCTTGTGGCCGAGCTGGCGCAGCCGATCGACGATGCCCGCGCCCAGGCCAATCTCGTCCACGAACACAGCCTCGGGCGTGTAGCGGATGATCTGGTCCGACACGAGGCCGGCGGCGTCCATCAGATCCATCTCGCGCCGGCAGATCTGCGGATGCACGCGGTCGCCTTCGCGCAGGGTGATGACAAACTCGTCGTCGCCAAACCGCGCCGGATCGACCCCGATCACGAATGGCGTGCGCTGGGCGGCCATGGTGCGGTTGCGGGCCGCGTGCACCGCCTCCATCGAAATCAGCTGGTTGGCGCCGGCCCGCGGGAACTCGCCGCGCACACGCACGCGGACGAAGTCGGAATCCTCGCCATAGTCTTCGATCCACTGCCTGATCTGCGCCTTGTTGGTGATCGGCACGGTCCGGCTGTCGACCGTCTTGTTGATCCAGCGATGTCGCTCTCGGTTGAAGCACTCGAAAAACACGCCGTCGTTGCGCGTCGGGTTGCCGAACAGCATGAGAATGATCTCGGTGTCGGCGTCGGTCAGCGCGCCCATCAGGGTCTCGAGGATGATGCGCGCGACCTGCGAGGCCTCGTCGACCAGGGCGAAGATCCGGCGCCCGTGATTGTGCAGGCCGGCGAAGGCCTCCGGGCGCTTCTCGTTCCAGGCGATGAAGTCGACGCGCCAGCTTTCCGGGCGCTCGATCGCGAAGATCTTCGTCGCCTTCACCTCGAACCAGTGGCCGCAGATCATCATGCGGATCCACTTGGCGATCTCCGGCTGCGTCTTGGTGTCGAGCTGGGCCTCCGTGCCCGCCGTGATCACCCCGCGCGTGTCGGGACAGGTCGACATCGCCCAGCCAACGATCATCCCGAACAGCGCGGACTTGCCGACACCGTGGCCAGACTTCACCGCGATCTGCGTCGCAACCATTGCGAGGGCGGATTCCCGGTCGACGCCGGCGCGCAGCGCCTCGCCGAGGTCCTCCAGGATGTCCGCCTGCCAGTCCATCGGGCCGTCGAAATCGGCCAGCGGCGTGTCAGGCTCGCCCCACGGCCAGGCGTAGAGTGCAAAACCCATCGGATCGTGCGTGAACTCGCCGATGTCGGCGATCAGCTGCAGCTCGTAGGCGGTCTTGGCGCTAGCGCCTTTGCGGGCGTTGGCGCCGTGGGCGGCTCGCTCGTGGCCGCGGCTCCGTTTCTCGTTCGCCCGCCTTGCGACCACGCGCCCGGTCCCTCCTCTGGTCCAGCAGCTTCATCAGATCGTCCGAAGGCTCGAGCTCGACGCGCTCGCGCAGCAGACCGTGATGCTTGGCCAGGGCCTGCAACGCGCTGTCGCTGTCACGGAATCGGACGGACAGATTGCCTTTCGCGTCGACCTTGACGCCGGCGAAATGCCGGCGCTGCTCGGGCGTCAGCTTCTCCCAGTCGACAAACCGCACGTCGGTGATGTGCGTCGTCGGCTGATCGAGCGGCGAGCCGTCCCATTCCTCGTCGTCCTCATCCGGCTCGACGGTGATCGCGACCGACTTCACACTCATGACCTCGCCCGGGTCGAAATAGGCCCGGCGCTCAAGCTCCTGGATCACCTTCTCGGCCTTGCTGTCGGCCGAGGCGATGCGCTTCTCGACGCGCTCCGTCAGCCAGTT